ACATGCTTTCAAAAACTGTAATTTATATATTTTTATGTTTTATGGCAATGATCACTTCTTTAGGGACGATGATTAGCCAATTATGTATTGTAGAAGAGCTACTAGCAAAGTTACCCGCGATCCGTGTAGGATCAGGTGTAGCAGGTATTACTCGCCAACAATATGTTGACAGATTAACTTGGATTAAAGAGTTATTACGTCAATCAAGTATTGTTAATTGGAGAGATCGCCAAAATTTTGCAAGGGTATCCCAGGCACTTGAGGTTTTGAAACTCGAAGATTCTAATGGATCAATTCGAAAACAACCTTATTGTGTAGTTCTAACTGGTTTTCCCGGTTGTGGCAAATCCCGTTATGCACTTGAGATAGCAACTGCTTGTCTTCGAGAGCGATATGGAAATGCCTATGCTGGTGATATTGTTACCCTTAATGAAACTGATGAATTTCAATCTGAATACAGAACCAATCATAAAGTTGTCATTTTTGATGACCTTGGTGCTGAAGCTATTAAATCTAATTCTCCTAATCCTTGGAGAAAGGTATTAGATTTTGTTAACAATGTTCGGAAAACTTCACTTAATCCTAATGTTGAGATGAAAGGAAATGTTTTTATTGAACCTGATCTAGTAATTATCACGACTAACCTTAAGAGAGAACTTAGTGTATCTTCATTTATGGCTGCCTCTGGGGCAATCTATAGACGTATACAGAAGTATATCAAACTTGAGGATGGTTATGAGAAAGCTAGACTTCACACATTTCATAAAGCCGAAAAATCCGATGTACGGGTATACGACAATATTGGTGTGGATATATCAGCTTCAGAATTATCTCCAGAAATTTCAAGAAAAGATTTATTAAAAGAAATAACAACAGATTTTCAACGACACTTAGAAAAACAAAGTGATTTTGTAGCAGAAACTAATGGATTATTGGATATTGTAGAGTCTAAGACTCTTTTCCAATCTTTTTATTCTGATATGATATTGCCTATGTTATTTACTAAAATTCCACTAGATGCTCATATGGAAGCTCAGCTACCATGGTATCATAGATTAGGAAGAAAGTTTTGTGTCGAGAACAAACAGATGGCTGTCTGTCAAAACAGCATAGTTTCTTCAGATGATTCTGAAATTTTAATGTCACAAAGTGGTGTTGAATATGAAGAGTTATCAACAGAAACTAAAAACCAAGTGCAATTTCTTAAAAATAATATTGATTGGAAATGGTATTCTTGTATATCAATGCCTCCGTTAGAAGAGGTTCTTGTTTTCCAGGATGCTATTTATGATTGTCA